AATAATGGGTCGAATTCCGAGTCTAGTGTAGATTTGACGAATTGACTTAACAACTTGACTGTTGTATTGGACTGAATTAAGCATGTTAAATCTCAAACCGCTGTTATATGAATTCATCAAATCTACTCCTTTTATTGTTTAACATCTCTATATTTTATATATACAAGTGGAAGATTCTGTACGAAAAAGCCCAAGAAATTAGGCTTTTCTTCTCGCCCAGACCGTTCCTACTGTTGTACGTTTTACGTATTGAGCCAGTCCTGCTCCACCGTTAGGAGTTAAAGCTGGAAAAGAAGTTGGTAACGATGTGATTGTTCCTACATCACCTGTTCTAGCTCCAACACAGTAAATAGTTGAATAACTTCCGTTTATTAAAGTTGTATCGATTGGATCAATGATTTGCATAAAAGATGAAGCGTTGAATCCATCAAGTTTAAGTCCAGCACTTTGGTATCTTGCTAACCAATAAATTCCCGGCTGAAGAGTTAAGTCTCCTGAAGATAAAGACTGAACGTGTTCCCCTGTTGTTGTTGCATCAAAGCTAGCTGTTTGAGCAATTAAGGTACTAGGAAAATTATTTGAATCTGAGTAAATACCCATGACCATAGTTGAAGATGTTGTATTACTAGCACTTGTTACAATTCTCATTTGGTCAATGGTTACTGGTTCTGTAATAAGAATAGGAAAAGCATCAATTGTTCTAGCTTGTTGAAGAACGTCAATGGCTACTGTTAAAGCTCCGCCAACGAAGTTATTCATCCATGATGAAGTAGGTCTTAAAGCTGGAAATGGACGTTTTAATAGTTTGGTATTAATGTCATCAATTACTTGTGAGTCACTTGTAATGTAAGTAATATCTACAGTAATGACATCCGTTGATAATTGCTGAGTATTAAATACAATTGCACCAAAACCGCTATTAGACACGTATTCGGATGAGCTAACTTCTACTCCGTTACGCTTGACCGTGAATAAAGTCCAGTTTCTAATTGTTCCTTCATAAATACGATAGTGAAGAGTTGAATCATCCATATCATTTACAGCGTTCAATGTATGACCTGTAGCTGTTGCTGTTTTCATGTTTAAGACTTGCTCAATCTTATTAATTGAACTTGCCAGCCCGTTGATATGAGCTGACAAAATATCAGTTGAAGAGATAATTTGAAATGGTGTAGTAGACATTTAATGCTTCCTCCTTATTTCCATCTTGATCTACAATTTACTGTTAGCTTAACTAATGTAAAATTCGAAGAAGAAATTGTGATTGTATTGCTATCGGGACTTAATACTAAGAAATCAAGGTTATCCAGCTTGTCCAATACAGCCACTTTCGTTCCATCTGTTTTCAAGATGTAAGCGGTTAATAAATCTGAATCAAGAACAAGCGTCTCTCCATTATTTAGCTGACCTGTGAAAGTCATAGTTGAAGTACCATTCGACAATGTAAGAGAACCATTAGAAGACGTACCTAAAATTTCAATTAAAGGATTGCTTTCAGCTGTTCCTTTTCGGGTGAAAGTCTTTGTACCAGTAGACCAATAATCAAAAACATCGTCTGTGATTGCATACCAATAAGGATCAGGACAATAAAAGTTGATTGTACCTGAACCAATGGCAGCTGTTTCAGAAAGAGTACTGTCATCACTAACAATAGCGTTGATGTACTTATCTGGTTCATCCTCAAAGATTAATTTAGCTGGTTCATTAGTATCTAACTTAGCCGCTAAATCTCGTACACTTTGACGTAACTCTGATAAACTATTTTTTATTAGCATGAAGCTAACAGGAATTGTATAGTCTCCGAATTGCTTATAAAAAAGGAAGGCTCCAGACCTTCCCACAATGCTACTAGTAGTGAGGACGGATGGTGGTAACACCGGTCTCTTCACATCAGTAACACGAATATCATTTGACAAATCATAGCCATTAAAATTAATCATTACCATCCACCTCTCGCTCTAGTTTTTGAATCACGACGACCTCGAAGTTGAGTGTCCATAAATGGAGCAACTACTTTCGCAATTACTTTTCCATCTAAAGAAACTGGAACTTCGATAGTACCGTTGAAGCCACCCCTACCACCTGTAGCTCCTAATGCTCCGCTAATTCCTCGTGCTTTTTCTCCAGCAGAAAGAGGAGTGACCTTAACGCTTGAACCACTCTTAGAAATTAACTCTGGACCCGCTTCACCAACGATTGCATGACCTGAACCCATGATCGTACCACCTGTTGCTAATGCTGGAATATGACCGATCACTGGAGCACTTACGCCAGGAATCTTGTTCAATGCTTTAGCTGGTGCATTAAATCCATTAATGAATCTATTGACCATACCAATAATGCTATTGATGACTGATCTCATACCTGACTTAATACCGTTCCAAATAGTAAGTATTTTTGATTTCAGTCCAGTGAATGCTGAACCAGCACCGCTGACAAGACTGTGAATTGCGTTCAATGTAGTACTCTTGATTCCATTCCAAACAGATGAAGCAGTAGACTTAATACTGTTCCAAATGCCAGTAATAGAACTCTTCATACTACTGAAAGCACTAATTGATGATGATTTAACACCGTTGATTGGACCCATAATCGCAGATTTCATAGCGTTCCAAATTGAACTAGCAGCTGACTTGATAGCGTTCCAGATTGAAGATAAAGCAGACTTAATGCTATTCCAAACTGAAGTCATTGAGCTTTTAGTAGAATTAAGAATACTAGTCAATGTAGATTTGATAGAGTTCCAAACACTTGAAGCTGTTGATTTGATGCTGTTCCAAATGCTAGATAACGTACTTTTAATAGAATTCCAAACAGAAGACGATACTGACTTAATAGAATTCCAAACGTTTGTTAATGTACTTTTTAGAGAGTTCCAAATCGGAGTAGCAATTGCTTTGATAGAATTCCAAATAGCTACTAGAGAACTTTTGATAGAATTCCATACAGAAGTTGAAACTGATTTGATACTATTCCAAGAGTTAGTTAAAAACGTTTTGATAGCACTCCATACAGAAGTAGCGGTACTCTTGATAGAATTCCAAACGCCAACTAGGAACGTAGCAATTGATTGGAAAACAGGCTTAGCGAAGTAAACTAAAGCTGTCCATAAAGCAATTAAGTACTGCTTAATGTAGTTCCAAACCGCTGAAGTTACTGTTGAAATACCACTCCAAATTGCTGAGAAGAATGAAGCTAATCCGCTAAAGATTGGAGAAACAAATGCAACAATTCCATTCCAAACACCAACTAAGAACGTTTTAATGGAACTCCAAACTGAGGTTGTAGTAGTAGAAATACTGTTCCATACAGAAGTAAAGAATGATGAAATACTACTCCAAGTTGAAGTTGCAATTGACACCGTACTGCTCCATACACTAACCAAGAATGATTTGATAGCATTCCATACTGCGATTGCAGTATTTTTGATTGAGTCCCAATGAGTAGCTATAAACAAAACTAGTAATCCGATAGGACCTGTAAGGACAGCTAAAATGGTTGGACCCCATTGAACGAAGAAATCTTTAATGCTACCCCAAACACTGACTGTTGTAGACTTGATGCTTGTCCACAATCCAGAGAAATAAGACTTCAATCCGTCCCAAGCACTTGATGCAGATGATTTAATTTCAGTCCATGCATTAGATAAGTAAGAACCAATCGCGCTCCATACCTTCATCGTTGCGGCTTTAATTTGATCCCAATAGATAACAAGTAATGCTACAGCTGCGATGATTCCCATGATAGCTAATACGATTAATCCCACTGGACCCCCAACTAAGAGAGATATAGCTTCAAACACCGTTTCAGCTTCTGCGGCTAAAAGCATTGCGGCTCTCAGCTTACCGAAAATCATTACTGCCTTAGATACCAACAAAATAAGAGGGCCAAAAGCAGCAGCCATTCCTAATAAAGTAAGTACTAATTTTTGAGTTTCAGGACTCATCTTAGAGAAGCCTTGAACCATCTTTGTTAGAGCATCAACAATTACTTTTAATCCCGGGCCGAGATTTTGGTACAAAGTAATAGCTAATGTTTCTGCGGCAGATTGCAATGCTGTAAGTGAACCTTTGAGGTTATTGTTCATTTGGTCAGCGGTCTTTTTAGCGTAACCACCAGAGTTCTTTAATGCATCGCTGAACTTTTGTAAGCTACCTCCACCGTCATGCATTAATGAGAGCATTGCAGATACTGCTTGAGTACCAAACATTGTTTTCAAAGCGGCTACTTGTTGTTTCTGAGATAAACCACCTAACTTGTCATTAAGCTGGTTGATGATCGCTGGCATTGATTTCAACTTACCTGAAGAGTCAAAGAATGAAAGACCTAACGCCTTTTGTTCTGCTGCCGCTTTCTTAGATGGAGCTGCCATACCTCTCATCATCGAAATCATTTTTTGACCAGCATCCGCACCTTCTAGACCGTGGTTAGAGAATTCCCCAAATACCGCAACAAGGTCTTCGAATGAAATTCCTAAAGTATGAGCCATTCCAGCAGATGGAATCATAGATGCTGATAAACCTTCTACTGAAGAAGCTGACATATTGGCTGTTTTAGATAGTACATCCCCTACGTGACCAATATCTTTACCTTTCATTCCAAATTCGTTCATTGCTCGTGAAGCAATTGTTGCGGCATCAGCTAAATCAATACCACCAGCAGAAGCTAGATTCAGAGTTCCGGGAACTGCAGCCATTACATCTTTACTGCTCAGACCAGCTTTTGCAAGTTCTGTCATTGCATTTGCTGCTTCAGTTGCAGAGTATTTAGTGGATGAACCCATGTCCATTGCTTTACCTTTTAAGGCATCAAGGGTCTTTCCGTGAGCATTTGTTACGGCTCCTAATTGAGACATAGCATATTCGAAATCAGAACCCATTTTAATAGCGGCTACACCCATTCCAGCTATAGGGACTGTTAATCCACCAGTTAGGCTTGTTCCAATTGATGCCATCTTGCTACTAATAGTTCTAATATCACTTGTTAGCTGTCTCATTTGACGGTCGAAAGCTCTTGTATCTGCGCCGATTTTAACAATTAAACTCATGCTTTAATTCCACCGCCTTGTTTTTTTTAGAAATAAAAAAAAGACGGCTCTCGGCCGCCTTCATTTGAACATTATTTAAGTGTTGTAACAGATAAGAATACTCGGTCTGTCTCAACTCGTAATTCATTAGCATCAGAAACATCTACTGAAGAAATTGCAAAAATGATCTTGTTTGAAGAGTCAATGTAATCTGCAAAGTTTTCATTCAATGTTAATGCCACATAAACACCAGTTGTTTCTTCTGAGTGTACGACTACATCTGTCCAAGCTTGTTGAGTTACGTTCCATACTTGAACTTGATGTTTGCTATTACGAGTAAAAGCACTAGTATTAGCAACTAATTCATTAAACTGAATCTGAGTAAGCTTTTGTACTAATTCATCACGAGTTCCGAACTTGTCTAAGACAAATTCAAAATCGAATTGAACATGACGACCAGCTGTACCACCTGTGATTGAGTAGTAGCAAGTAGTTCCACCTTCAGCAGATGCACCAGCATAACCACCATTTGCTTCAGTAATAACAGATGTTGGAGCAGCTACATTTGTATAACTTCCTGTGTATTTGATAATACGAGAAGCATCTCCATCACCTTTTACCTTGCCAACAAAATCAATTGTTCCTTCATTAACTAAAACGATCTTGTCAGCTTGTACAGCTTCAGCAATACCTTCTGCAACAGCGGAAGTATAAGCATCCATGTATTCGGCACTCATGAACAATTCGATGTCGCTTGTATTGTCAATGAAGCATCCTTCAATAAGAATAGCTGGAATACCTGAACCTTGAAGATCACGTAGAACTTGATCGTCAGCTTGTTTCATACCACGATCACGTCCACCTAGAGGAAGAATTGCAGCCGCTACTTTTTGATGAACTGCATTTTGTAGAACATAATCAATAGAAGCGGTATCAGAATTTGTATGACGATAATCTTCATAGCCATATCCTGCACCATTTGATACGTTGTAATGAACCGAGATAAAAGCATCTGCTTGTTCATCTTTTGCTAATTGAGGGCGTTCCGCTAAAGTAGGATACGTTTGGTTATCAGCACGAGTAAGAATAACCTCTACATCGTAGTTTTCTTCTAAATGCTTTTTGATTTTGTAACCAGTAATTTCTGTTGCTACTGATTCATAGATTCCTAAACCAATTGAGCCTGGGTCTGATCCACCATGTCCAAAATCGATTACCACTTTTTTAGTTGTCATAAATTAAACCAACTCCTCAGAATTTATAAGGAAGCATCATCCAGAATAACTTTTGAACAATGCTTCTCTTTCTTTCTTCAGTTCTTCAATTCTTGTTTCTTCATCTTCGACATTGTCGATCTCGTCAAACAGAGGAATTTCCTTATCACCCTCGCCACGCATTAAATTCGCGCCAGCATTGTAGACTGTATTTCTCAAGATGCTATAGTCATCTTTCTTCACACGAGCATAATGCTCATATAGAATCGAGAACTCGTAAGGAGTCAAATCAAGAAATTCTTCTTTACTGAGCTTGAGTTCAATGATAGCGATGCAATAACATTGTTCCAAATAATCAACGGAACCTATGTTCAGCTCGCTACCTTGTTCTACTTTTTTGACTTAACAGCACTCGTTTTGATAGCAAGCGCTTTAGGAATAATGTTTGCGAATTCCTCAGGGCCGACTTCTTCCATGACTTCGTCAAAGATTTCGAATGCTTCTTCTTGTTTGAATTTGCGACCTTCACCAGTTTCTAAACCTTTCCAAAATACAAAACGGAATTTTGTTGGGTCTTCTGATAAAGCGGCACTACCTTTTTCGCTCAATAGATCAACGCCATGTTCACGTAATGCACATAAAGTAGAATATTTTAATTTGAATCGGTATGCGTTAGTAGATGTTTCAATAATAGCTGCTGGTTTCATAAGTAAATTCCTCCGGTTACGATAATAGTTTTTTAATAGGAATGGAGACTGATAAGCTACCAATCTCCGGTTAAATTAATTAAGCACCAGTAGTAATTGCTAGTGCTCCATTTCCTTGCAATGAAAGCTTGTACGTTACTAAGTCATCATATGGAGCTTCCATACTGAAGTCTGTAATTGTACAGTTACCTTCGTACTTAGTGCCGCTCGGGAATTCAAGATATACGTCTACATTCTGAGAATTCAAGAATGCTGTTTCGAGTAAAGCATAAGCTGTATCTGATTCAACGAATGCACCATCAGCATCAATTGACCACTCTTTGAATCCTTGTAATGATTCTTTCCAGAAGCCCGCAGTATCTTTTGATGTAGCATCAATGCTATCGGCACTACGCTTTAATGAAGCCGTTTTTTGACCTGCTAGTACTTGTCCAGTAGTAGCGTCTTTAATATACAATTTGACATTCATACCTGTTTGCTTTGCCATAGGTATTATTCCTCCCACTCAAGTTTGAACTGAATATCGAGGGATGCATGGAATAGACCATACGATTCCTCAACAACTTGTCGATTAGTTACTTGTTTACGCATAATAAAAGCCGAGTCCAATTGGATCTCAGCTTCAAGAATTTGTTCTATTTTAGTTAGTATTTGGACTGATTCTTTTCGACCTTTTGCCATACTCCAAATGTCTAGAGTGAAAGTAATCGTTTCTCCTGAATCCGTCTTAGTAAAATCTGATTCAGAAAGAATATGACCAAAGTTGATGTATGGCAATGGCGTGTCTTCGGGAACATAGTCAAATACGCCTTTAACCATTCCAGTGAGTTCAGAATCACCTGTTAAAGACGAGAATATTTTTTGTTGGACTTCAAACATTTTAGTAGCCACTTGTCTTCCTCCTAAACTTCGTCACGGGTATTTTGCAGGATTCGTTCCATTTGAGCATTGTAAGAACCTTCTTGAGAAGCTTTAGCTGGTTGCATGAAAGGTTCTGCTTTCATACTTCCTCGGTTTGCTCCGCTTCTTGTCCTACGTTGACGAGTTCCGTATTCAACTAAGTGACGATGTGAGCCTTTAGGTTTGAATGGAAGAACCATTGCACCAAGACCTTGAAAGTAATATTTAGCTCTGATACTTGATTTCAAATCGCCCGGATGGCCGCTACTGAGTTTTCTATCAGATGGCCAAACAGGAACGGTTGATCGAGCTTCTTTTCTAACAGCGTTAGCGGTAGTTCTTACTACTGATAACATCTGTTTTTTCTTTTTCATATCGTACATATTGATGTTAGCAATTGTTTGTTGCGTTCCTTCAATACGAACAACTACCTCAGTCATATTACATCCTTCTTTCTAACGTATGGAGTTCTATGAATCGGTTCCCTTCTTCAACATTTAAGAAATATTGAATATCGAATATCTTTCCGTTGTATGAAATAACGTAAGATTGGTTTATATCAGGTCTGTACCGAATTACAATTCTATGGCTTACTTGAGCCTCAGTTTGCTGGTTCGACCAATACTCTCGACCAGTTAGCGGATGGATATTAGCCCAAACAGTAAACTTAGGAGTTAAAGCATCCTCATATCCTCCGACACCGTCTGAAATTCGAGTCCTTTCCATGACTTGAACACGCTTGTTAAGTTGACCAGAATTATACATCTACTGCCACATCCTCAGCGTTCCAATTACGATGCAAGTCTAATAGACCAGCAAATACGTAAGGAAGTTCATCTTTTGTTAAACTTTTGTCAGGAGTCACAGCTCTTGTGTCATACCAATGAGCAATAATTGCTAAAGCGGCAATTGTGAATTCATCGGGAAGTTCGTCAGTTGTCCAATCAGTAAACTTTCTATTTAAGTAGGACTGAATGAAACTCTTAGCACCGTACAGCATAGTTGTGATCAATACATCATCGTCTTCAAAATCAACTTTCAAGTATTCTTTTACAAGAGCTAAATCAAGGTCTGTGACCTTTACTCCATTAAGCATCTTGAGTTACCGCTGCTTCTTTTGATTTACGAGACTTTGTAACTGGTTTTTCTTCTTCAACAAGAATATCTGCAAGTTGTTTATTAACTAAATGATCGATTAGAGCTTGATCTTGAATATCAATTTCTTCATTAAGCTGCGCTGTTCGATTAAGTGCAATTAAATGTGTAGTTTGTAAGAATCGTGCAATAGCCATATGTCGTTTCCTCCTTAAAACAAACAAAAGGCTCGTCAGAATGACGAACCTCAGTTATAAAATATTTATTTTATTTTAGAATCAATCTTGTGGAGATACGAAACGGATACCACTGAAAGCAATGTACTGAGTAACGTTTGCTGTACCGTTGTATTGAATTGTTCCGTCTTGCTTAACGTCAACTCGCACTGGACCGATGTTCGAACCAACAATGAACATTTCTTGTGCTTCAGGAGCTAACTCAGCTGGCATAGTTGCAATTACTGAACCTGGAACAAGTGGGTTTGCACTGTTAACAAGTTTAACTAAACCAGAAACTGTTGTATAACCATCAATCGATGTAGATAAAGATGGTTGTTTGTAAGTCGAACCACCGTAAGGAACCACCTTAGCATCAAGCACAAGTGAATCCCAATCTTGTTCTGCTAAAGGACGACCAGTTTCATCAAATTCAATAATTTGACGGTTGTAGATAGTACCATCTAAAGTAACTACATCAACATTGATACCGTTGGCACTGTAAGATACTGTACGAACATAATCATGTGGAGTATAGCCTTCTTCTAAAGGATCAGTTGTATTATAGATAGTTGTAACTGCCTTGAATTCGCTACCTACTGCTTGCGTTTGATTATCTGTTTCTTTAGTTGTTCCGTCTTCTTTATACTCAATTACATCGTCTAATACTGCCATATTTCATCATTCTCCCTTTTTTAAATTATCGTCTACGAATTACAAATGAACCTGAATAGTTAGTTGCCCAACTGCCATATTTCGCTCTGCTAGAAGATCTAAATTCAAACTTCAATCGGAATGAATTGTCTTTGTACATATGAGGGAAATACGAATCTAAGCCTAATGTTCTTTTAGAAGCACTTGTTGGAGAAGTATAGCCGTAAAGAGTTTTTGCTCTAATTGATCTCCATTTGTACCCATCATAAATTTGTAATGTCATTCTCCAGTCTTTTCGAGTAAGACCATAGTTTTGTTCCATTTCAACCCATACAACTACTGAGTGGGCATTCTTAGAATAATCATAGGCATCACAAATAACGTCGATATAAGATGTTGCTCCAGCCATTGGCACCGCTTCCTTTCTAAATATTTTAAGTAAAGCTCGAATGAACGAGCTTCACCAACAATTTCATGTATAGTAATCTAAGAATTAGATAGGAAGAACACTTTTAACCGCTCTAGCGTAGTTATAGAATTCTAAGTTCTGAGTATTTCTTCGATCAGCTCTTGTATTTGTATCGAAAAATGCGTTCCTTTGGGCGCTGCTCATTTCCAATTGAACGCCTTTGCCTGTACGAGTTTTGTTAGCAAAATTCTCTGGTTCTGTTCCAGAAATAAGGTCTTCGTCAGGAAGAATCTCAGCACTAAAACCAGCGGCAATTAGAGCATTGTATACTTGTTCTCGTAGAGTTCGATCTAATCCGCCAACTTTTGTATGCTTGTTGACTGAATCTGAATAGCCGTGAAACGAGAATAAGTAATCAGCTTGACGAATCATTCTTAATGCATTTGGTTCATCAAAGTTCGTAGAAGTAATATGAAGGTCTGTATTTCCTGAAGATTTCCATCCTTCAAACAAGAAGTACGAATGATCGTTTCCAGCCATTTCTAAAGTAAGCTCGCTTGTGCCGGATTCGATACCTCCTGCATGGGGAGCAATCATCATAATTCCAGATGGACGAATTCCATACTGGATATGGTAATCAATAAGATAAGTTTCTGCTGCTGCTAAAGCTGCGAAGTTTGCATATTTATCTGACATTATCTATTCTCCTATTCTGGTTTCATATATCCGTTTAAGATGAAAGAGGCTTGAGCTGTTGCACCGTTTGTATAAACCAATCGAATATATTGGCTATAAATCGGTTCAGTAAAGCCTTGTCCTTCACCAGCTACTACTGTTATTGAATCGCTCATTCTATTCCAGTTAAGTCCATCATCTGAATGCTCAAAATATAAAGTTCCTGCTACATTCGAATAGACCGTTCCTGTAAATGCCCCATAAGCAATACCATCAATAGTTGGAGAATAGTAAGAACCATTTGCAACAAGAGGTGTTGTGGTTGTAAAAGCTAAGAGCCTACGTGGATCTCCTGTTATCTTGATGTTTTTACTTCCATCCATATTAAGACCATTTGCTTCGTTGATAATATAACCATCATCTCGAATTTTTCTTTCTCCAATTGGTTGAAAATCACTTGCATGTACCGTCATTACTAAACCTCCCTATGTATAAATAAAAGAGGAAGTATTGCTACTTCCCCTCTTCTTTGTGAATTATTTCACAAGATTAAGCAACAGTTAACTTAGCGATAGCTTGTGGATTGTAAACCGCACCATCCATGTAACCATCAAGCACTAGTAATTGAGAACCACGTAGAGCTTGAGTAGT